CAGCGCGAGAGGTTCCTGGCGTACGCCGAGGACGTGGCCCGCGCAAGCGGGCGCGAGCTCTACGACGTGCAGGCTAGCGCGTCGTCCGCAGCCCGCCACAAGGCGTTCGTCGAGCCCTTCGGCGCTAAGGACCGTGGCGAGCGTCGCTACGACCCGGTCCCGCCGCGGCCGCTGTTCTGCTCAGTCGACGCAGCGTACTACTGGCGCGGCACGTACTGCACGGACAGCGGCATGGCCGCATTGCTCGGCCAAGGCCACCCAGTCGTCCTCTACTCCATCGACCCGCGCCGCGTGCCCAGCCAGTCCCCAGAGCACACGATCAAGCTCACTGGCGAGGGTGGCCAGGTGGCCATGATGGTCGCCGGAAACCGTGACGCCTACGTCCACGACTTAGACGACCTCAACGTGGACCTGATCGCCACGACCGCCGTCGGCGTCACTACCGTCAGCAAGGTCTGCGCGCGCGCCATGGATCCCCTCGACCCGCATCTAGCGTACGTGGTCGTCCCCGCGCACCACCTCCCGGCCAGCTCGAGCTTCGAGATGCCGACGCTCCGCAAGTTCTCGCCCGTCTGGGACCGAGGCGTCTTTTGCATCACCGAGGAGCGTAAGGTCGAGGGCGTACCCGGCGACGGGATGATCGAGACTGTCCGCGTGGGCGTCGCGAACAACGTCGTGCAGTACACCTGCTCGTCCATCAGCTGGCGCGCCATCTGCGCCAAGGCGGAGCTCCAGCGCGCCGCACAGCCCGGCACCCCCCTGCACCAGGTCGCGGCCGGCATGGCAGCGCTGTACAGCGACATGAACCGGCTGGCCGTGCAGTTCGACGCGTCGGAGCCCTTCGCGCCGCGCGTCCGGACCGCGGAAGGACGCCTCTCCGACGAGGTCTTCGGGCTCTGCATGCTCATTCTCTCGCAGCTGCTCGGCCGCGTCGAGGCGGACGTGAGGCGCGGCGTCTTCGCGCACCTTGCCAACCCCTGCTCGCTTCCGAAGCCAAGCATGCAGGACGGCGGGAACCACGTCGCGCAGCTCCTCCCCGGCGGCACCCACCCCGCCACCTGCCCCGCCAACTCGATGGTCAGCATCATCTGCCGCGTCGAGAACGTGGCCAACGCGCGCCCCAACCCGAAGGACCTGCGCGAGCGGCAGGACGAGTTCACGTCGTGCGTGCTCCGCGATCTCCGCAAGCACAACGACGTCGCAGAGGCGCTCGCTCGCCTGCGCACGCTCCACGAGACGCTGCTGGCCCAGTCTCGCCCTAGCCAGCTCGCAGGCTTCCTCAGCGTCGCGCACCTCGTCGAGCAGCTGGGCGTCAGCGGCGCGTTCAGGAACGAGTTCATGGCCTTCATGAAGAAGGAGTCGTCCAACTTCGGCGACCCGCGCAACATCGTCAACGTCGACCACGCGGTCCGCACACTCTACTCAGCGTTTTGCTGCTTTGTGGCGTCCGCAATGAAGCTCACGGGCTGGTACGCCTTCGGAACCGACCTCAACAGGATGGCGGAGCGCATCGGCACGATGTTCGACAAGCTGTACCCCGCGTTCCGCGCCGCCGGGCACGCCGAGCCGCTAGCCCTTTGCGTCGACGTGTCGCGCTTCGACGGCTCCGTGCCGCTCGCGCTCGCCGAGGCCGCGCAC